CCGAGAAGAAACGCAAGAAAAAAATGTTGGAAGAAGCTGGAAACATCTAATGGCCGCCAAGAAAAAAACTAAGTGGCTGTACGATAACCGCGGAGCTAAAGCCGGTGTCCCCACGGGGCGCCGGCGCCAGCTTAACAAAGAGGAGCGGCAGCGATATGAAGCCTTCGCTGCCGCTTATCTCGCTGTTGGCCAGGCCACGTATCTGAACCCATATAAGTCTGCTCGCGTCGCAGGGTACGCCGAGAGTACCGCGGATACCTACGCCGCCAAGCTGCCCCGGCGCCCGGCGGTCCAGCAGATTATGCAGCGGATCAGGGACGAGCGCATAGCGTCGTCCACCATAGCGACGCCTGGCGAAGTTTTAGAAGTTCTTACCAGCCAGCTTCGGGCACTTCCCGATAGGCTGGTGGACGAACACGGAAACTTTATACCGCTATGCCAGCTCGATAAGAGTGTCTTGCATGGCATCGCTGGGGTGAAGACCCGGTCTAAGACCACAAAGACGAGAGCCGGCGAGGAGATTACCGAGACGACTTGGGAATATAAACTCGCAGACCGGACCCGAGTTGCTGAACTTTTATCTAAACACCACGGGTTGTTCGAGAAAGATAACACCCAGCAGAAGGCCGACCCTGCCCAGGTCAATTTCGTAATGATGCCCACCGGGGATCTATCATTGCAGGATTGGAGCCAGCAGGCCGCGGCCATCCTCGCGAACAACCCCATTAAAGGCCTTCCCGCCCCAATTCCCGCGGGCGATATTATCGACATAACCCCTACCAAAGTATCCTCCGCGCCCGTTAACGTGTCCATGGACCTCGACTTTTTAGACATATCAGATCTATCTGTCGATAAAAACGAAAAGGAGTAAGGATATGTACTGGTATCCACAACCGGGGCCGCAGGTTCTCGCCGTTACGTGCCCCGCCGATGAGATGCTATTCGGCGGGAGCCGCGGCGGCGGGAAAAGCGACACTACAATCGGCCGCCATTTATTTGGCGCGCAGAAATGGAAGAACCGGTGGAATGGTCTTGTCGTCCGCCGGAAATATAAAGACTTAAACGAGTTGCGTCACCGATGGGACGAGCTTATCACGACCGGTCTTCCGGCCGAGCGTGTCGGCGGCGAGAACCAAACGAACTATGTACGGTTCGCGAATGGCGCTAATGTAGCTCTTATGGCCTTTCAGCAGCTATCCCAGCTTGACGATATCCAGGGCCATCAATACCCCGAGATCTCGGTCGAAGAGTGTACCAACTTCCCCTGGTTCATCAAGTTGATGGACAAGTTGAGCGGCGCTAACCGATCGCCCCATGGAATACCTTCTCATATTTTTTGCACCGGAAACCCCGGAGGCCCCGGCCACATTCAGGTCAAAGACTATTTCCGTCTCGGAACCCCCGAGGGCCAGAGCGCCAAACCGTGGACGACCGAGCAGGGGATGTCCCGGGTTTACATCCAGTCTTTCCTTAAAGACAACAAGATCTTGTGTGACAATGACCCCAAATACGTCAAGAGGCTGATGGGGATCAATGATCCGATCTTGCGTAAGGCGTGGCTTGATGGGGATTGGGATGTGTATGTTGGGCAAGCTTTCAACATTCTGCCCCGCCATATCGTACCTCCGGCCGGCCCACCTCCGCATGTCGCCCTGTACATGACCTTTGACTGGGGGTTTGGTGCCCCGTTCTCTGTCGGCTGGTGGTGGATCGATCCGACATGCGATAGGATATGCAGGTTTAACGAGTGGTATGGCTGGAACGGGGTCCCTAACCAGGGGTGCCAGATGGCCGACAGTCTTGTAGCCGACGGGATAATTGAACGTGAGCACAAGATGGGAATAGCCGGTCGGCCCATTATTCGTCTTGCCGGCCCGGATTGCTGGAACAAGAAACCAGATTATCGAGGCGGCGGGCAGGGTCCCCCCACTGCCGAGATCTTCAAGGACAAAGGTTTGATCTTGCGTCCTGGCGATCCATCTCGTATAGTGAAAATACGGGCGTTCCGTGAAAGGCTGATCCTTCCAGTTGATTCGAAAGAGCAGCCGAAAATGGTGATCGGGTCGAACTGCACTCAGTTTTTGCGGACCATCCCCGCGCTGGCTATGGGCGAGGACGACCCCGAGTATCTTGATGATGATCAAGAGGACCATATTTTTGACGAGGCGTGCCACATCGTCATGGCCAGGGCAAAGTCCATATCACCGGACATTGTGAGGCGCCACGTAGAGATTGAAGAGACGAAAAAGGTAAGAGCGGCGCTGCCCACTTCTCATCAAAAAGTGTGGGGCGAACTTGACAAGATCAGAGAAACTATTGACGAAGAGTACGAAAACATGTATTAAACACCGGCAACAATATGGGCGCCGGTTAAGCCCATACTAAACACAGGCTATAATAAGGAGGACACCATGAACGACATTCTAATAATTACCGCCGCCGGCGGGGTTGTGCTTACAATTTGTGCTTTTGTGTTTATGTTTCTTGACGGGGTTGCACGCAGCGGGGACGTAAAGCGTTTAACGCAACAAAATCAAGACCTGATGAACCGCTTGATGGCACGGAACTTTCCCGAGTATGCATCCGGGACGGTGGCCATTTCGCCGCCGGTAACGAGGGCGAACGTAGAAGATTACTTGGGCCAGTACACAAAAATGAAAACAGAAGCTGAAGACAAAACCGAACAGGACCCCAACCAGTACGACGGAATGAGCGTGATTTAAGAAGATGCGAAAAGGAGTTGTGCATGAGCTTAGAATGGCTATATAATATTTTCGATGAGGCGGTTAGCGAAGTTAATTCATGGCCCGCCTGGATGCGAACGGGCTGTGCGAGGCCACCGGAGGGGAGGGAGGACGATTTATGCCCGCGTCAATTAGAAAAGATCCGAGCGGAAAAGGGTACCAAGTGCGGACCCCGAACGGTATCAAAGGTTCCAAAATGACCTTGAAAAATGCGCGGGCGCAGGCCCGAATGCTTAACGCCATCGATCATGGATGGGAACCGACTGGCAAAAAAGAAGACGACGAGGATTAACCCATGAAAAAAATGGACGTTCAAAAACTTAAAGATGCATTTGAAAAACTTTTCAACGACCATGATCAGATGCAGCTCCAACAACTCCATCGGGTATGGTTCCGGAACATCCTGTATTATTTGGGCGAGCAGTGGTTCGAGTGGGTACGCGGGCAGAATACCTTTCGCCGCATAAGCCCAAGCCCCTACACCCCCACCCCGGTATCGAATATCATTCGAGATTACGTCAGGTCAATGAAGAGCCTGATCCTTAACAAGGATTATTCTGTGACCATCTGGCCTAACAGCAACGACCAGGACGACCGGGAAGCCGCCGAAATGGGCGAGATGTTCTTGCGGTGGCTGGAAACTGCGAGTGACGAGCACATCCTAGACGAGAAAGAAAAGATTGCGATCTGGATGATCTTAACCGGGTCTGCGTTTGATCGTACCTACGCAAGCAGCGATAAGGACGCCTGGCTGTTCGACAAATCTGGGAACCCGATCAAGACCGGGAATGTAGTGACAGAAAGCATGTCACCGTTTTCTGTTCGCTTGGACTCCTACGGGACCCAGCTTATTCAGAAAAGATACATCGGGATCAAAAGCATTCGACCGATAGAGTGGATCGAGGACACCTTTAAAGTTAAGGTGGCTTCTGATATTCATGACCCCGTGGTCAATTACGAGCGCCAACTTTCGAAGCTCGTATCCAATGTCAGTCCGTGGAAAGGCGACGGAATCAACATTCAAGAGGACCTCACACCGGACGAGGATATGGCCCTTTTCAAGGAAGCCGAATTCCGCCCGACAAAAGATCATCCGAATGGCTATTACGCAGGAATGGTTGGCGACCAGGTCATTTTTGAATACGACCGGATGCCGATCCCGATCAGCAAAGACGGGAAATGGGATTACTCATTGACCGACTACCACTATCATTTTGTGCCCGGTAGGTTCTGGTCCGACCCCGGCGTAAATGATTTGATATCGCACCAGAATACCATCAACCAGATTGACCAGAGCTTTGAGATAAACCGCAAAGGCCTGGGCCAGCCTACGGTAATGGTGCCGACTGACCTCGCTTTGAAGAAGCTCACAAAGTACGGACAGACCTTGAATGTTCTGCAATATGACGCCTTGCTGTCGGGCGGTGCCAAGCCTGATTTTGTCCGGGGTATGGCTCTTCCGGTCCAGGTGTTGGACGAAAGATCGATTCACCGCCAGGCAGCCCAGGATGCAGCCGGCGATCCTAAAAATGTTATGCGCGGTAACGCCCCTTCGTCTGACGCTTCAGGTGTCATGGTTGACATTCTCCGGGACGCCGCCGAGCAGGGCCACCAACCGGATATCACCCGGTTCTATCGGGCGTTAAAGCGCAGCATGCGGAAACAGCTCGTTCTTGCCCAGGAAGTTTACACCGAAGAGCGGATGCTCAAGGTGGCGGATGAGGACGGCCGGGCCAAGGTGATTAAGTTCCGCGGCTCCGATATCCGGAACAATACTGACCTTCGGCTTGAGCTGAACAGTGGCGCCGCTTCCACCAGGGCCGGCCAGACCAACTTGATCATCAGGCTTTATGAGCAGGGTTTCTTCAATCCCGACAACGGACTGGAGCCCGAGTTTAAGCGCGAGATCTTGC